AAGAACCAGTGTCAACGAAAGATTCAATATCTCCCACGCCACCTTCAGAAAGGAGACCAGCATATTCATTGTCAATTTCTTTAACAATATCTTTTAAAAATGATGAAGTCATGCAAATAAAAATTCAAGGTTAGCCACACGTTCCGTTTCCCATCCTATCACCTTAGTGATGATTTGTAAAGGATCAAGGAAAGATTTCTTAAATTGAGCATCACGATCTATACTCATCTCAAGGTCCAATTCCTTTGGAAATGTATTGAGAAATGAGATTACGTTTTCATTTATTTTGTTTGGTCGCCTCAGGTACAGGTATTTTATCTTTTCTCCCTCTTGAACGAGTGGGTACTTATATTCGAGTTTGTTCTTTGCGACATAAAAATTATAAAGCAAAGTTCCACGAACATGTAAAGGGGTTCCCTTTGTATACACGGTTCCTGACGCTTTAAATTTGCGTAGTCCATTGACCGACCTTGGAAATGCTATGTCTTCAGGCGGTAACGAATTGAATTCATCCTTGAATCTATCTATAAAGGTTATAAGATCATCTTCACTACCACTCATCATGATATTGAGAGCATCCTTAATCGCTGTCCGACATGGTGCAGGAGTAGAAGACTTCACTGCTTCAATACCCATCATCTTAAGCTTAGGATCTTTATAACGTACTCCCTCACTATCCCAAACATTGAGAATATACCTCTTCTTTGCTGTCCAGATGCCACTTGAAGCAATGTTCTCACGCTTCATGACCATCTTATTAGCATAGGCATTTACGTAGTCGGCCAACGCTTCATAAGAACTTTCAATATACTTTTCAAGTTCCATTTCACAGACCTTATTAAGGAATGTGACAACGCTCTCATCAGTTTTCTCTCGCCCCTTGTATACACTCTCAACCAGAGGCCCCAAATGCAAATAAATGCTATCAGTATCTGAAGCAATAACATAATCTTCTCCATCAGTTTTAAGTACCCTGTTCAGGTACTCATTCATTTTATTCTCAATCCACCGTATTGATACCTGCCCACTAAGAGTAATTGCCTCAGCGTTAGCCAAGTTATAATATCTAAAGTATTGATTTCCAATGGCACCATAAGCCGAGTTGAGTTGGATCTTTCGAGCCATTTGGATGTTATTGAATTTACTAATATCTCTTTGTAATTTGGCACTCGGCTCATTTTCATACAACCGCTTGGAAGAGAGCATTTTTTTCTTATATATCGTACGCTCATCATAAATCTTCTGCATCATTTCTGGTAGGAACCCATGTATATCCTTACGGTACTGAGCACCGTTAGCACATACTGCAAACTCATTACCAATATCACATCTCTGGTTTAAGATCCCTTCAACGCTTGCACTGGGATGTCTAGTCTCCCTGAGGGTTTCGGGGCTGATATTATATTGCATAATAAGATGAGGATACAGGCTATTGAGGTCAAAAGAGACAACCCAATTATAGCGTCCTGGTTTCGGTTCCTTGACATAAGCTCCTGCGTATTTGTCTGATTTATCTGATCGTTTTGCTGGTGGTACAACAATGTTTTTCTCCTTAAGAAAATTGTAGATGAGTGTATCCCACATCCTCACCTGATAATATACATCCCTGATATTAACCTTAGCATCATATGCTAAAGCAATAGCAAGTTCGATAAGTTTCATCTTATCCTCAAGTCTGGAAACAAGTTCCACGTCCTTGATGTTGTAATCAATGAACTTCTGCCAGTCACGAGTATAGAACTCCTTAAAGTTCTCAAACTCACTGTGATCTAATTTCTTCTGACCTAGCTCTACAAATGCAATGTGATCTAAGCGATATGATTCCTGATTAGTATACGTGAATTTCTTATACAAGTCAAGATAATCAACGACATTAATACCAAAGATATTGTATATGATCTGCTGACGACCTTTGATCTCCATGTCTTCACGATGAACGATACCCCATGGAGATATCTGCTTCATCTCACGCTCACCAAACAACCGTTCCATACGTCCACAGATGTATGGTACGTCATACAGTTCTACATTCCACCCCGTAAGAATATCTGGGAAATTAGTAGTCCAATAGTGAAGAAAACCACGGAGCAAATGTTCCTCGCTGTCACATAAGATATATTCAACATCATCGCGAGAGTTTTCATACGGTTTGGTACCCCATACCTTGATCTTACGGCTGAAATAGTCTTGGACTGTAATACTAAGAAGAGATTGCGAGCATTCCTGCACGTTAGGAAAGCCATTTTCACATGCCACCTCAATATCAAGAGATGTAACCTTAAGACTTTTAAGGTCGTAATCAACCTCCTTCGGGAACTCTTTCGATATGAATTGATAGAGATACCTGTCATACCCATGAACCTCAAAATTTTCTACGTCACGATACTTATCCCTGAAGTCCCTCGCCTCTCTAATTGAATTAAACTGAACAGGCTTAGCATACCTACCATCAAGGGTCTTCCATTTAGTCTTCTTGTCCGTGACAACAAAAAGCGTTGGAGAAAACTTAAACTTCCTCTGAATACGTTCACCATTTTCGTACCCAAGGTAAAGCAAGTTGTCCCCAACCATTTGAACATTTGTGTAGAAACTCATTTAGTAACGATCTCGTACTTCTTTTTGATTTCGTTTGTTGGTTCTACTATTGTAGCAAGAGTTTCGGAATAAAGCAACACGTCTGTGTCAGTTGTATATCTGGGCCATGGTTCCAGTGTACCATCATCCTTGATTAGGTACGGATCCTGTAGGTGGCAGTTCGGTTCCTCCTCCAGTTGTTCCACCTTCGATATCAGGTGTATCCCCGACTTTAGTATCACTACCATCGTTTCCATCTTCATCCTCCAATACTTTTTCTGCGTCAGCAAATAATTTTTCCATGTCTAAATCACTCTCAGTAACTCCTGCAATCATGTCTTCATGTTGCTTAAAGTTCTGTTCGTAATTTTCTTCTTTGATTGCTTGTATATATTGATCAGCAATCGTATCTAAAGGATCATATGCTGTCAAAACATGATGTCCAGGTAAATAGAAATCTCTATCTTTACTTAAAGGTGCCCAAGGAAACCAAGCAACCTGATAACCTTTCTCCCTATTGAATACAATACCACCATCATCAGATACAATATCTAATCGAAATGGTTTATGTAAATGATATCCAAGAGGTTCTTTGGTATTAGGATCTACAATTTCTTGTGCATCAGTAATGACTTCTTCACCAGATTTTAATAACAAAAGTTTTACACTCATTCTACGTTGCCACCCATCTTGCGAACATTAGTAATGTATGTATCACGCAAACTAGGTACAGGTTCAACAATAGAAACAACCATATTATGATTAATAGGAATTCTAGTCTCAGGTGTTAGTGGACACCATGGAGAATAATTAACCCTTACTTCTGGATCTGAAACGATACCAGTTCCATCTAATTTTGGTTGATCATATTCAACCCTGTAAGGGAAGTTTAAAATATATGCTTGACGTGCACCAGTCTCTTTATCTACAGCTTCCTGTACGTCAGCAATAACTTGATCTCCACTGAACATGATAACAATCTTGACACGATCTGTCTGTACAATCGGTCCTTGAGTTTCAGGCGGAGTTACATTTATTGGATCCTTCTTTTTTGCCATGACTTAAAGCTTTAATACTAAACATTATAATAGGGGGACTGAACTTTGTCAATCCCCCCTGTATATACTAGATATAATCTTTTCTAGCGTGATGTTCTGGAACTATCTTACCTAGTGTTACGACCAGTAGTCCGTCATCGAATCGTACATCTCGTATTTCGGTATCATCTGAGAGTGTCCAGACCCTAGTGAACGACCTGCTGGCCACTCCTTTATGGACAAACGTTCCATCATCCTTCTGTTCTTTTTTGCCGCCTTCCACATGTAGTTTTCCAAACTCCGTGAAGACTTTGAGCTCATCTTTCTTGAAGCCTGCCAGGGCAACCTCCAACCTCGATTCGACATTATTAATCTCAATTATATTATATGGTGGATAGTTTGAAGTAGTATCTACCCCGTCCCAAAATCTATTGAGATATTCATCCATTCCGATGCTATTACGAGTAATCCTATCCATTAAATCTGGAAGGTTGGCAGCATGAAATCTTGCTAAGTTAGTCATGATAGTTCTCCTTAAATAAGCGAGTGTTTATTGTGTGTACCCTTGCGGCGTACACTACTATTTAAGCATAAACTATCAAAAAAGGTTATGGTATTAACCGAAAATATAAGTTCGGTTAATCCTCCTTCTTCTTACCTATGTTATATTTGCTCTCTAAAGTCCAGTCCCCTTTCTCTTTATATGAGAGAACTTTTATCTGACTTAGAGGTGCTACATCTGCAATAGTTTCTTTGGATGATATATCAACTAGACCCCAATCACTAAGTAACTGTACAATACGATTTCTACGTTGTACATCATTAGTACTAAGGTTTGCTTTCTTACCATCAAGGGCAAATAATTCTTTAAAATGAACTATGTAGTACCTACCCTGTTTGTGGAGAATGTGACAGGATTGATATAACTTTTTCTCTTTACGAGATGCTACTCCAATTCTGGTTAATGTTTCTCTTACCTTTAAGAAGTCATCGGGTTCTTTCAAACCCACTTCAACCATTTGATCAGCGGTCCAATTGACCTCTTCGATCGCACTCATCTTTTTCCTCCCGTGTCATACTTTTTTCTAATAAAATCTAGTTGGGTTTTGGTAAGAAGAGTTAATGCGATCTTCGCTTTTTCATTACTATATCCATAGTATTTTTTGACCAGATCCAGATCTTCAATCTGTTCTTTCTTCAACCAAGGAGAGAAACGCTTTCGTTTCCTCAATGTATTTAGCAAGAAGGAATACTGCATATCTTTGTCAAGATGTGCATTCAAATTCATCTCATTAGAAAATAATATGCTATCAATATTCCCAGACAAACATCGATTAACGATATAAGGAGGATAAGAAGATATCGCTGAAGGTTCATCAGCAATAAGATTTTCTTTGGTGTGATTGATAGAGTTAAGCCAGTCTTTAAGTTCATAGGTCATGTAAATGTCCTCACAGGACCTAGTACACCAGTCTCAGACTGGTTTATTCGGTAAATATGTACGCTACCACTCTTCATGGTAACATGTACTTCTCCACCGTTAATAATTGCTTGTTGTGCTCCTGGACAGAAGGTAGACAACCCACCCTTACGAGTGTGATACAGTTGACAGTACCCGCTGGGCAGTACACGAACCCCCAAACTTCCCATAATTAGTAATAATCAATTCACGACGTTTTGTTTGGTCCTTCATGTAATCACCTGTGGACCTCATGGTATAAGTATGAGAAAAATCATACTGACACCATTCAAGATATCTCATAACGATATCAGGGTGATCATTATATGATATCATAACATTGCATAAGCATTTGTCCATGACATCTGCAAACTTTGCATGATCAAATCCTCTATGCTTATCACCTTTGTGTCCATACAGAGCATCCTTTATGTCATAAGGTGGATCAGCATATATGAAAGTTAAGGTTTCATCGGAGACGAGTGCCTCGTAGGATTCATTTGTAATTTTCCACTCTCTAATGAGTTTGGAATACTCTCCAAGTTTTTCGATCCCTCGCATGGAGAAGTTACTGTCTGATGCTTGTGCTGAAAACGATGATGATTCAGTAAGACCACTAAAGGAACACTTATTAACGACATAAAAAGCGCAGGCTTTATCAAAGTCAGATTTTTCTGTGTCATGTAAGTACTCCTTAGATTTTTCAAATAATTTCCTAGCAGTAGGGGGATCAGGATGCTCTTTCTTTACTTCAACTAAAAGTTTCTGAAGTTCGTCACCATGATCTCTTAACTGTATCCAGAAATTTACTAAAGGTTCATAAAGATCATTCACCCAGATAGGTACACCAGGTAAACGCTTAGTCATCTCAATAGCCATACTACCGCCACCCAAAAATGGTTCACGGTATTCAGTAATTTCCCTAGAAGGTAACCACTGTGTTAGTTTTGATATCGCTCTGGATTTGCCACCAGGATAACGAAGTGGAGTTTTTAAGGAAACCATCTAACCTCCATTAAGTTCGCATCCAACAGTAGCACCACCAACAACTCCTAATGGAATTGCCCACCAACGACCATCACCTTGAGATAGAGCAGCACCAAGTCCACCACCTATCAATCCACCTGCAATCTTACCATCAGTACAGTCGTTATCATCAATTTCTCTGTATTCTTCAACAACTGTTCTTTCTTTGATAATTGTTGATTGCTTATTGTCACATGGAAACTCAATAGTTTCTTTCCAAGATTTTACATAACCAGGATCTTGTTCTGTACCTGGTACATACTCCTCTCTATACTCAGATCTGTAGCATGTTCTTTCGCGAGAATACCCACGCTGATACTCATCTGCCATCACTGGAGAAGTAAGCATTAAAAGTGCTAGAATAGTTTTCATTTGATAACGGGCATGTAAGGAGAGCATTCTGGGACTACTTCTATAGTTTCAAGAAGTCTGTTGAAACTTTCTGACATCTTACGATATCCTGTACCAACATACATTTGTCCAGCAAATACTGATATAGTTGCAGCACCCCAGAAGATGTAATACCATCTGGATTTTACCTGATGGCGTTGTTTCTTTTTCAATTTAGTCATTACCATTCAACTTTAAATTTTAAATGAGGAGTACCTCTAGTTCTACCCCAGTAGAAACCTTTAGCAATATCCTTTACACTCATACCTTTAACACGTTGACGTGTTTCGATAAGATCATAATTATCCTTAACCCAATCTCTCAGATTATCACCAGACCATTTCTGCCCAGTAACAGTATCTGTTATTGTATATGACTTTCTCGCACATGGAGAAACATTATCATAATGAGTTAGATAACGAAGATTGCTAGCTTTATTATTCTTCTTGTTGCGATCTTTATGATCTATCTCCTGACCTGGTTCCTTAGGAGGTAGATATGCGTCAGCAACGAGATGATGGATGTAAGCTTTTTTCTGCTTAACTTTACCATTTTCATCTCTAATATATTCCATATCATCAGTACGAAGAGATACATTAATCGATTCGTATCTATGCTCTGGATAGAGTGGGTGTCCTCTTAAATGAGTTGATACCCTTACCAAACCGTTCGATTCGATTGATCTTCTTTCATGTTGTACAGGTTCCCTGTAAGCAACACCCTCATCAGTTATATAATAACCAGGGTACATAGTTTTTTTCATTAAATAATCTCCTTGTATGGCATTTCTTCCCATATTAGCCAATCGTTTGGTTTTGGTGCTAACAAATAACAATCCTTATCACTTGTTAGGTATGCCTCAACGAGTGCTTGTACCTCTGCAGTAAGTTCATCATTACTCTCTGAGAGTTTATGATTACTATGACCGAGATATACAAGTCCTGCTGTCAATATGGCAGTAGCAAAGTAACCTATGGTTACAGCATAATTTAATTTAAAAGTCATTTGAATTCACACTCCACCATAATTTCGGTTAGTGCTGCTAATAAATTAATTTCTTGATCAGCAACAAATGCTGATTGGTATTGATATTTAGCGATTATCAATACCGCTTGAGGTATACTAGCAGGTGATAAAGAAGTATACAAGTTATCGTATACGGTTCTCAGTATAGCATTAGGATCATTGTCAAGATTAGTAACAATCCACTTACGAACAACAGAGAATTCCTTGTTCTTTAATGCCGATACAAGCTCTCCAAGTTGGACTTCGTTGAGGACTGCCAAGATCCCCGTATCGATTGATCCCGTGGAGCTATACCGCTGAAGTTCGTTGAGTGTTCTTCTGAAGTCTGGGAAGTATTTCTGGACGACCTCAGCGACCACCGCATCAACATACCGTACATTTTCTCTGGTAAGAATATCACGGCATCGCTCAAAGAACTGAGCAGCGATCTGTTGTTTTTTGTTTCGGACATTGCAATCAATTACTGTAGTTCTTGAGTGTAAGGGTTCAATAATTTTATTCTTAAAGTTGCAAGTGAAGATGAACCTGCAATTATTTTGAAACTCTTCAATAGAAGCACGTAAGAGTAACTGTACATCGTGCGTAGTATTATCTGCTTCGTCTATTATAATAGCTTTATGCTTTGCGGTCGATGTCAATGAAACAGTAGAAGCAAACTGTTTAGCTTTGCTCCTAACTGTATCTAGAAAACGACCTTCATCAGACCCATTGATAACATAATAATCAATACCAAGTTCATTACATAATGCCTTAGCAACTGTGGTCTTACCAATACCAGCAGAACCACATAGGAGGAGGTTAGGAACCTCTCCAGCATCAACAAAAGATCGAAAGGTACTCTTAAGGTCTGAAGGTAGAATACATTCCTCAATAGTCTTTGGTCGATACTTTTCAACCCAAAGAAAATCACTCATACTTACTATCTGGCTCCAACGCAATAAGGTATTCTAGATCTCTATTGGCATCCCTAAAGAGAGATGCATTATGCTTACTGATAGTAACTTCATAATCACCTGGTAACAACTTAAGATTTTCTACCTTGAAATTAAAGCAAAACTCTCTATCAGTTGTACCCACATTGACAGCATAACTGTTGGATGTATCATTCTTCTTATCACGAACGACAAGTTTAATGACACCATTAGCACCAACAACTGCTAAATCCTCTATCTGATAAATTGATGCTGCCTTAATAACATTAGAAATATCTGCCCATGCTACTGTGAAACATACATCCTTACTTGGAAGTTCCACCCTATTCTCTGGTGGAGTAATAATAGTAGATGGATCAGCAAAGAAATACCTTGATGAATTTCTTTTATCCTTAATGATTACATAGTTATCATTCTCAAAATTGAAATCAGGATCTTCAAATAATGTAAGACCAGATAAGAACTCACTCAAATCATAGATAGCAAAATTCCTTGGGAACTTCTCTTCCACAATAGCACGAGAAAGTATATTCTTCTGGATGGATAGAGTGGATAACTCAGTACCTTCCTTGAAGCAAATTGACTGATTAATATTGGAAAAGTTCTTCAGTATGTCAAGTGTACTTTTAGAAAGTTTCATAAGGCTCAGAGATCTCCTGTGGTTTGGATGTGAAATGATATAGTAATACGCAATAATGTATTGCCTTTAGTATATCATGTTGTGGACGACCCTTCTTGTCGTACCTACTCAAATACTTTATTGCATTGGATCTACAGAATGCTTCTGCATCACCAACTGATTCAATAAGGTCGAGTGTTTGAATGTTGGATCCTTCAGTGGTGTAGTGTCCTCTATATGTGGAAGTGATGTACTCACCTGCCTTCCTAAGGATCTCATCCTCTTCATACTTACACACCACCTTTGGATTGTCAATACCCGCAGGTGCTGCGGGTTTGACTTTAAGGTTTTCGTTTTCCATTTCTTTTAAAACATCATAAAGTAACCACCATGCCATTATTATACCTCAAAGTTCACGTTCGCGTCAACCTTGTCATATAATTCTTGGAAAGCTTGCTTGGTCTCTTCATCGAAACGAGAGATACAAGTAGTAATTGCCTTAGCACGGTTACCAAAAATACTGAAGGCACGTACAATGTGAACAAGTCTACGTGTACTGATGACCTCATCCACTCCACCATCAAAGAAGGTCTTACGGATGATATCTGCCCAATCTACTAGTCTCTTACAAAAATCCTGATCATCACATAGTGCCTGAAGGATCTTAATTTCACTAGCAGGTGTTGGATACTCTTGCTCAAAAGTAACAGGGAACCTTTCAAGGAATGCTTCATTCAATACGTTAGTACCAACAAAACGTCCATCATCGGATCCTTTACCCTTAGTATTAGCAGTAGCAACTACAGTAAATCCATTAGCAGGTTTTACGTACTTACCAATCTTCTTAAGGAATACACCCTTACCTTCTAGGATACTCTGTAAGCAAAGGATCTTGTTAGAAGCAAGATCAATCTCATCTAACAATAAAACTGCACCACGTTGTAGTGCCTCTACCACAGGACCATTGTGCCAAACAGTGTTCCCATCAACAAGACGGAAACCACCAATAAGATCATCCTCATCTGTTTCTATTGAAATGTTTACTCTGATAAGTTCTCTCTTTGCTTGAGCACATGCTTGCTCTACAGAGAAAGTCTTACCATTACCAGACAATCCAGTAATGAATGCTGGATAAAATATTCTACTTCCAATGATCTTCTTAACATCATTGAAGTTACCAAACTTAACGAAGTTACTATCAAGTTCTGGTATCAAGTCTTGCTCTACAGTAGGTAGAACAGTCGGTGAAGCAATTGCCTTCTCTAGTATCTCACGTCCTTCTTCAACTGTCAAGTTCCATGACCCACGCTTAACTTTATATGCTTCAAGTTTACGTGCAACAGTAGGATACCCAACATCACGAGAACGTGCAAATTGCTTTACATGAGAGGCATCTATCTCAGTTCCGAATTCTTCACGTAGTTCATCAACAAAGTTGACGGATAGTTTTCTCTCAAAAGGCATAATAATAAAGAAATTGTTTGTGTATGTACGTAGTATAGCAAAAACACACACCCTGTACAGTGGGTGTGTGCCAGTTTGTTGATTGGTCTATGCGATCCTTTCTATGAAGGATGACAAGATCTTCTTGTTCATCTTCTTAGCACCTAGAGACTTAGTAAATGCTTTCTTAATCTGTGCTTTAGTTGCATCATCTTGTACCTCAAACTCAGCATCATTATTAAGTGCACCTACAGATAACGCATACTGTACTGTCCAGTAAGAAGTTGTACAGATGAAAGATTTGGTTTTTCTCCATACTCTATCTGCATCTTCCCATGCTTCATAGTTACGTCCCATGCATAGACGCTTAAATCTGTTCCAGTCTTGTCCACCAAGAAGATAGATATTCATGAACTCACACTCAGGAAAACGATCTCTAAGTTGTGAAACAAAAGTACCAGTCTGGTAATGACCATCTTCAAAGGTATATGTTCTACCAGTCTTACGATCACGTAAGAAAGTACGGTCTGCATTAATGTTACTTCTCCAAATCTTAGTGCCTGTATTATCATACTTCTGCATCTCATTACCATATCCACATGGATATCCTTCACCATCAGTTAAACTAATTACATGAACTTTCTCAGCACCTGTACGTGATTTAAACTCAGGAAGAATATAATTCATAGAAATCATTGCTTCATTAAGTGGAGTACCTCCCATACCTAACTGATTAGGACATCCAACACTACGATTTGAAAGAGAGTATGCTAATCTCCAGAAGTTTTTGATTTGCTTCTCATGCCTACGGTTATTAACTGAACTACTTAATACATTAACCATACTAAAATCTTTTAAGATAACTTTATTCTTAAGTTCAGCACCAAAGTCATAGCATGGATCAGAATATCCTCTGTAAGCATCAGTAAACATGTATACATCGTAAGCAATACCAACCTTACGGCAGAAACTTACCAATGTAATTAATTGCTTAACTGTTGCTAAGATAGAACTATGCATAGAACCTGACCAATCAAGATTAAAGATTAAACCATGGTTCTTACCTTGAGGAAGAGTAGTTACCTTCTTAAAGATATCCTCGTTATATCTGTAAGTATGAAGCTTCGTTGTATCGAGAACCCCAGTGCGATTAATAGAAGCACGAGCATAACTCGAAGCTGCTTTACGACACTCAAACTCTTTAACAAGATAACTGACTTCTTTATTGTTTGAAGTTTTGAATTTATTGTATTCATTGTCGCATTCCTTTAAAGATTGATAATAATATCTTGCCATGTGTAACTCATGCTCATCAGAAAAATCTTGCTGAGTTTCAAGATCTGCCTTTGCCTGATAGAAGTTATCTAGTATTTCAGATACTTCTTTATTAGAAATAATTACACTCTTACCTAGTGAAGGTGGTAACTCAACATAAACATTCTCACGTCCCTGACTGTGCTTAACCAAATGCTTGATTGCTTCCTCAAGATTGTCTGCAGTCTTAACTGTTGGTTCACCATTCTTTACGTTTGAACCATCACCACGTCCTGCCTCTTCTCCACCAGGTTTCTCTTTTCCTTCTTCTCCAAGTCCTTCACTCTCATCCTCACCTTCTGGAAAATCTGGTGGTTCACTTTGATTAAAGTCATCTGCAATATCTTCTTCTGGTCTTGGATTTTGCTCACCAACACCATCTTCATATTCAGTATTATCCTGACCTAAGTTTGGACGAGAACCTTTTTCTTCTTGTTCTTTCTTATCCTGTTCCATCTGTCCTTTGCAGTAAGTATATACTTCTTTAGCAAGTTCAAGTACATCCTCAAAAGTCTCCAACTTAGATGCTTTATCACGGAAAGGTACTTCTTCCTCAGAGAAAGGTACATCAGAGAAGTTACCAATCTTAAAGAATACATTTAACTTGTCTGCAAGATTTAACTTAGACCATTCAATGTCTTCGATTTGAAAGAAGTCTTCATCAGCAAGTGTCTCATAACCAGCATAGAAAGTCTTAGGAAGACCAGCATATCTACGCTTCATTAACTTCTCAATTCTAATATCCTCACATACATTTACAAACTGTTGAGGGATCTCCTTTAAGTAATCCCATTCGTTAGGAGTGTACAATGCGTGACCAACTTCATGTGCGATCAAAAGATCAGTCACTGCATTTACACTATGGTTCCAAGTTGGAAGAGTTAATACTCTTGTATCCACATTAAACTGTGCTGTGGAAACCTGACGATGCTCTACAATCAGATCTTCCTGAGCAAGAAGTTTAGCGAGTGATTCCTTTACTAAGTTCATTAAGTTCCTTGTGTATGTACATATTATAATACCCCTTCCGTGGGGAAGAGGCATTTAGTAGACACTTTATCAACTGTCCACGTCGCTTTCTTGCTTGACGCAAGGCTTGTGGTTTAAGATGGCGTTTCTTTTCCTTTTTGGAATGATGCTGCCAATTCGGAACTTTCATGGAGCTTCTCCAGTGCTGCGAGGACTTCAGGGGTTTCCTCCCACGACCATTCTTGGTTGTGCTTGGGGTTTTTCTTGACGACAGTATGGGTTCTAGTGGTCATGCGGTACGTGCTAGTACGTACCATAATACACCACCAGTGACCAATGTGTCAACCAGTACTAGGAGAATATTTATGATCATGTCTGTCCTGCAGGTGTTTTGGGTGGACAATCAATCTGTAAAGTACCTGTTAATGGCTGATGCATATGCTCAAGTAAATGATCTACCTTAGCATTAAGTTCATCTAACTTTGCAAGGATCTCTCCATGATCAGTATGTGGTGGTACATATGCTGCTGGATCTACATTGAAAGTAATATCACCTGTTGGTTCAGTATTAATTGTAATGTTCTCTTGAATAAGACCTGGACCTTGATCCGATATATCTGTACCAGGTACTCCTGATCCGATTGTATCACCAGGAATTGCTGATCCTGATCCGATATTTTGATTGGGGTCGTTTGGCATACCGCCAGCGATTGCTCCAGAATAAGTAGGCATAATTGGTTTTTTCAATATTTATTCTTCCCTAGTAATAACTGAGAAGTTTTGTTTCTTTTCTACATGTAATGTAGAAGCAAATTTGTCTTGCAATGCATCTGTCTTATGAGATATAACAAAGACATTTGTTTTATCAGAGACAGTATGCAAGATCTTCATGAAATCATCTGTACCAGATGTATCCAAACTACTGTCAAAGATTTCATCTAGTATCAACAAGTTAGTATTGGCACTATTTTTCATCTTAGCAATAGTTCTCCAAGTGAAGAGTAAAGCAAGGTCAATCCTCATCTTCTCTCCTTCAGAGAAAGAAGAGTAGGTGAACTCATCTCTGAACCTAGACTTGATAGTCTCCTCGAAATTTTCATCGAGATCAAATGACACATAAAAATCTAGTTCCTTAAGATACCTATTAATCAATTGATTCATAACAGGCAAATATCTTTTAATTATACCAGCTTTAATGCCAGTATCTTTCAACATGTTAGATACAACTTCATAATCATTACGGGTCTTCTTTTCTTTAGATAACTTCGTTTCAATATCTAAACCTTCTTGTGCTAAATCTTTTAATTTTGTTTTCTCTCTGGTAATATTACTCCCACCGCTAGACCCCTCAATTGCTCTCTCAATCTTTTTGATTGCATCTCGTTTCCATTGTATTTCTCTATTGTTTGCAGAAATTTTTTCCTGCGAGGATCGTACTTTATTAAGCAGATCTTGTTTGGCTCGGACTTGTGCTGTAATTTCATTAACTTTTTCTTTTAGATCAGTAGAAGCTTTTGATAATTCAGTTAGAGATTTTGTGATACCATCCTTTTTAGTGTCCCTAAGATCATCAGTAATATCCTGCTTACATGTGGGACATACTGAATTCTTTTCAAAGAATTTATACTCCTTCTTTAAGTTATGTTTTTTATCTTCAAATTTGGACTGATAGATTTTTAATTTATCCAACTCATCATCACATGATCCATACTCATCTAACTGTTTCTGTAAGGATGCACATTCATCTAAACCATCAGCAACAGATGTAACAATTAAACTAATCTCATCCTCGATAGATTTAATTTCTGTCTCTCTTTGTCTATTATTTGCTTGAGATTGCTCTTTAAGATCATCAATAAATCTTTGCTGCATCTCAACTTTTTCTTTTATGAGTTGAAATTGATAATCATAATCTCTAATATCTTCTCTAACAGCCTTGAACTTATCTTTAAGAATACTATTCATAGTAGAGAAGATACGAATATCTAAAAGATCTTCAATAACTTCTCTTCTATTAGGGGGTGTAAGTTGCATGAATGGAACAAAGCATGATGATCCTAAGACCACCACCTGAGTAAATGATTTATAATTCAACCCCAGAATACTCTGTTCCAGATATTTTTGCTGCTCTTGAACAGATGCTTCCTGCGAGAGCATTTGTCCATTGAGATAGATTTCAAACAACGAAGGTTTAAACCCACGTCGTACAATATAGTCACGAGAACCAATACTAAATTCCAACTCAACGAGCAGATCCCTTTCGTTAACCGCATTGACTAATTGCCCTTTGGTTATTTTACGAAAAGGTTTGTTGAACAAAGCAAAGCACATGGCATCCAAGAATGTGGATTTACCAGCACCGTTTGTTCCAGTTATCAGGGTAGCAGGACTTGCATCAAGTTTAATCTCACTAAAAACATTACCAGTAGAAAGAAAATTCTTCCAACGGATTGACTTGAATAGAATCATTCGACAAAAATTATTCTCTAGGCGGTACTACTATGTCATCGGGGGTGACAACATAATATTCGTGACCGTGTGTAACACAAGCATGGATAATCTCTCGATCATCAACTTCTACCACTGACATCTCTGGAAAATTATCAGCTTCCAGGAGTCCAGCATAGCGTAAAGCGTCGTCTTTGTCAAGAAACATGTAAACTAACTTATTTCCTTTCTTTTCTGTGACAGCATAAGCACCTTCCTTTTCTTTTCCTGTAAGTGAGAGTATAAACATTAAACCAACTCCAGAGCTTCAACATAAAGTGATTTAAGTATGCCTTTTAATGCAGGTTTATCAGAGTACTCCATATCATCGACATACTTCTCTAATATAGTTAGGGTATCTTCTTTCTCTACATCTATCTCTTCATTCAAATCCTGCTCAAAAGATGGATCCTCAATGACCTTAATCTCATGAACTCCTGCAGCATACAATTGACTAATGAAGAACTCAAACTTATCTGGATTAGTTTTCTTCTCAACAATTATCTTAATAAAACTCTGAGTATACTGAGTGTAATCAAATTTAGATGAATTTATCTTATCCTCATCATAATATATCTTCTGATATATGTAATAGGGATTCTCAATAAACTCTAACTTCTTAGTATTAGTATCAAATATATGGAAGCCACGTTTCTGATTATAATCATTCCAGTATATCTGATATGGATTACCTAAGTATGTAATGTTCTCTCTTGTACTTCTCTGATGATAATGCCCTGAGAATACCTTATCAAACTTTCTATAAGGAGCAGTAGCAGCACCATGATCCATGATGTAACCTCTATGTGCTTCAAACCCATTGAGTTCTAGATGTCCCATCGCTACTGGACACTCACTCTTTTGAATCAAATCATATGTCTCGTCATGATTCTCTTCATTGATCCAAGGTATGAATAGAATAGGTAGTCCACCGATCATAACCTCAGTTGCTTTAGAGTATATTGTTACATTATCATACTCTCCAACTGTGGTTACCAGAGTGTTTACAAGATTAGTATTTTTAAAATATGCTGTGTGATTTCCTACTAAGGCATGAACTTCAACTCCCATGTCCTTTAGTACATCAAAATAATTATGAGTTGCCCACTGTGCTGCCCATATATCTAAGTTCCTACGGTTATCAAATGTATCTCCTAAGTCAAGAACTGTCTTGATGCCGCGTTTTTCCAGGGTAGGAAAGAATACTTTCCGATAGAACTTCTTAAAGAAGTCATGAAATATTCTACTAGATTTCCTTGCACCAAAGTGCTGATCGGTAATTATTGCTACCTTCATTGTAAATACTCCACTATTTTAAGTATACCATATGCTGTAAATACTTGAGGAATAATAAATGCTACCATTGCTACTACCCAAAAAACATAGTAGTAGTTCTCCTTATTCTGAGTTCTCATTTCTTTTCCTTAGAGCGATTAATCAAACTAATAAACTTATCATTAGCAAAAGTACCACCAATACAAACATCTATCTCATCACCATCTTGCCAATTCTCAGTACCATCTTTCTTGGTATGAGCAAGTGCCTCAGTGAGGTCATCAATAATCTTCTGTGTGATTTTCATCTTGATTTTAATAATGGTGGAACTTTACCTGACATAGCCATACCAAAAAAATTCATAGTCAATCTTGATTTAGAACCAAAGGTCTGTACTCCGTGGTGAGTTTTGCTATTAAACAAAACAAATCGATTATATACATTCTCTACTTTAACTGTCTCAATATATTGATCATGAGCAGTATCAAATCCTTTCTCATATTCCTCATCAGGTATACTCTCTCCTAGATAGTGCCTCTCTTTAATTCGTAGTTCATCTTTGTATTGTAATGAATATCCGTTCTTTGCTTTATACACAGAGGTTCCAGTATCAGGTTCAGTATCCTTGTTCAAGTATACTATACCACCAAAGAGTGTGTCAATGTCTTGATGGATCCATCCACGATTTTTTTTATGGTACTTATCAGTATGAAAAGGTTGTATCTTCTGAAAGTGGAGTTGTAATTCCCAAGTATTAGGAACTGAATCATGGAACAATAGGTGTATCTTCTCACCAACATATGTAAATAATCTATTCTCTTCAATATGAAGTCCCTTAGTTCGTACTCCTGGCCAATTACCAATGTCAGGTGGGTAGTACTTTAAACTATCAGCTATTTCTACAATAGCATCGGGATCTTCAAAGAAGTCATCGATGATTGTAATAGGATAGGTCACTTAATTTTTATTTCAACGTTCTCTTTAATGGTATTATAATCAGAATGACCTGATTTGTCATCCGTATGGAAGACCTGATCATATCCTGACTTAGTTAAAATCTTATTCTTAATCTCTAACTGACGCTTCTCCTTCTGTATTCTCCTAAGAAATGCGTAGTATATAATCTGAGTAAAGTAAGCAAAGGGGTTATTTGATTTCTCTGGATTAAAATTCTCTATGTACTGTACACAGTTTTCTATTCCATCACATATCATGTCCTCCCTGAACATATAGTTCACAAAATTTGGCTTATATGATAAGTGTGTAGCTATCTTTAAAAAGCATCCACCAATATAATTACTGATCGGAGGACGTGGTTCCCCATTCTCTTTTGCCTTGGCGCACTGTGCTTTAAAAATAACAAGTGCTTCTAGAAACTCTTTGTTATTTACATAATGCTCCGATACAACCTTTTTCTTTCTCATGTGTATGGTCCTTTGTAACTATATTATAAACAAAAAACACCCTTTCGTCAATAGGGGCTTGACAAGAGTGTTAAAAGTATGTACAATATGAGTGTGCGAGTTCAAGAGACAGTTATATATCCCATAGAGATTGTAACTTAACTCTAGCTTCTTCAACAGTTGAAAGTCTTCCGTTAGCACCTACTGTGTCACCGTTAAGTCTCCTTAAGGACATAGCGTAGAACACTTGGACTTCAGTATCAACTTCAACGATAGTAATAATTTTATCTTTAGGAATAATAAATTCATCCTCCTTGGAAAATTTCATCCAGGGCGACACCTTCGCACCTTGCTTGTTGCCTTGAAGTATGACTTCTTCTATCTCGATAGGATTTTCTACAACTAAGTAGTCGCCGTTTTCATCATTAACATGTGTTACTACAGAAAGAATTTCCTCTCCAGATACTAATTTTAGTGCTGCAAGAAATTCAGGTTTTTCCATTTCCTCATTTAATTCGGACATCAATGAACTCATAATTAAAGTTTTCTTCATTGTATATTTTCACTCGTTCTACAAGATGGTTCAAGGTATAATTCCTTTGTGAT